TTTTATGACGACAAACATTGTTGGAGAAAAGATTACTTTCCTTATTATAAACAAAATCGTAAGAAGGCAAGAAGTGAAAGTAGTTTAGATTGGAATGAGTTGTTTGATATACTAACCAAAATTCAAAATGAGTTAGAAGAAAATTTCCCTTATAAAGTTTTAAAAATAAATGGTGCAGAGGCTGATGATATTATTGCGATTCTATCAAATAAGATTTCTTCTACACCAAACTTGTATGAGGAAATATTAATTATATCTGGTGATAAAGATTTTATACAATTACATCAAAGTGATAATGTAAAACAATATTCACCGACTTTGAAAAAATTTGTAGTTGATGAGAATCCAGAACAATATAAATTTGAACATATTATTAGAGGAGATAAAGGAGATGGTGTTCCAAATGTTTTATCTCAAGATACTGTCTTTGTAGAAGATTTAAGACAAAGACCTATTACAAAAAAGAAATTAACTGAGTGGAAAGAGAATGGTATTCCAGAGGGTGAGATAAAAAGAAACTATCAAAGAAACAAAACATTGATTGACTTTGACAGTATACCAAATGAGTTGGGGGAACTTATATATAATATGTGGGTAGATAAAATTACCCAAAATGATAAGAGTAAAATATTACCTTATTTTATGAAACACAGACTAAAAGAACTGACTGAAAAACTAGGAGATTTTTAATGGCATATGATGTTGTAAGACCTTTAATGCACGAAGTATTAACTATGGTCAATAATGCAAAAGTAAAAGGTAAGAAAATAGAAGTATTAAGAAAATACAATAGTGAAGGATTGAAAATGGTTTTGAAATCTAGTTTTGACCCTAAGATTGTATGGAGATTACCAAAAGGTGATGTACCATTTATTAAAAATGATGCACCAGAGGGAACTGAACATACAAGGTTAGAACAAGAAGCAAGTAAATTATTTCATTTTATAAAAGGTGGAAACGATAAATTAAAACAAGTTAAATGTGAAACTATGTTTGTCCAAATGTTAGAGGGATTACAAGAGGGTGAGGCAGAAGTTTTAATACTTGCAAAAGATAAGAAATTACATCAAAAATATAAGGGGTTATCAAAACAAGTGGTACAAGAGGCATTTGATTGGGATGACAATTTTTTAAATGTCAATCATAAAGATTATAAAAAATCTGCATAGGGTTGACATATTAAAATAATATGGTATTATAATAATTATTAACATTTAAATTTATAGGTATATTATGTTTTATATGATTTTAGGATTATTATTCAGTATTCTTGCGGCTGGTGCTGTTGATGGTGACGCCTCTCTCACTACTCTTTCCATCCTCGCAGTCGCTGGAATTGGGTTTATGAGTCTTGGCACTTATATGATGAATAAGGAAGATGACCAAGACTCGTTTTAAACCCAGAATTGTAAGGGAACAAGTTGGATTACCAGACCGTTCCCTACAATTCAAAAATATAGATGAGGGGTACAGAGTGTTTTATAAACTATTCACTACAATATTAGCAACATTTATTGTTATCGCTGGTATCAATAGACCAGACAGAATTCCACAAATGCAATATATGGAAATTGCACAATACGACAGATATATTGACAAACAAGAAATAACTTGTCTTGCAAAAAATATGTATTTTGAAGCTCGTAATGAGGGAACTGCTGGAGTTCTAGGTGTAACCAATGTGGTTTTAAATAGAGTAAAAAGTGATTTATATCCAAATACAATTTGTGGTGTTATAGAAGATGCAAAAATATCACAATGGTGGTTAAAAGAAAAAGGTTTAAAGAAACCTATCAAACATATGTGTCAATTCAGTTGGTACTGTGATGGTAAATCAGATGAGATAAAAGACCACTACACATATAATCAACTATATGTTCTTGCAGAGGGTTTAGTTGCATCAAATTTTAAAACACTACTTGACATTACAGACGGAGCGTTGTATTATCACGCTGACTATGTTAAACCAAAATGGTCAAGACATTTTGAAAAAACTGTTAAAATAGGTAGACACATTTTTTATAGAAGGAGGTAATGTGAATATATTTTATATTAATGAAGACCCAAAGATTGCATCTTTGGAACATTGTGATAAACACGCTGTAAAAATGTGTGTAGAGTATGCACAACTTTTATCAACTGCACATAGATTACTTGACGGAAAAGAATATGTCGGTAAATCTAAAACTGGCAGAAATGTTAAAAGGTGGAAACACCCAATAGATTTTATGGATAAGAATCTAATGTTAGCGTGCCATACTAAACACCCTTCTGCAATATGGTGTAGAGAAACAAAAGGTAATTATACTTGGTTATTACATTTACTGATGAACTTGTTAAAAGAATATACATTTAGGTATGGTAAGAAACACTCAGTTGAGGATAGACTACCATATTTAAATATGATTCCTAACAATATTAATCCAGACACTAGACTAACTGAGATGCCTCAATGTATGCCAGATTATTGCAAGATTCCTAATCAACCAATCGCAGCTTATAAGAACTACTATATAAAAGAGAAGACTAGATTTGCGACTTGGAAGAATAGGAGTATACCATTATGGTTTCAAGAAAAGGATATTGGGATATGATTAATGAACACATTGCAAAAGGTGATTTAGAATATTTAGAAAGTGAACAAGTGAAAAAACAAAGAGAAGATTTAAAAAAAAACTGGTTAGGTAAAGATGAACTGTATCAGTTTGAGATTGCACAAATGCAGAAACAGATACAAAATCTCTACATTAGAATAAAAGAATTAAATGAAGAAATATATGAGTTAAGAAAAGGAGGTGATAGATAATGACAAGTAAACTTGATAGACTTATGATACTTCAAGATGAAGTATACATTGCAAAAAAGTTTGTAGAAGAACACGGCCCAGAAGATATGGGTTATGTAAATACTGCAATCAATTATATAGAAGAAAGAATTCTTGACTTGAAATTAGAGATTGATAAGAAGTTAGATTAGATGCCTAGATACGATTTCTATAACAAAAAAGAAGATAAATATTTTGATGAATTTATGTCCTATGATGAAAAAGTAGAATATTTAAAAAACAATCCTAATATTGAACCTGCCGATTATTTAAATATGAATATAGTTAGTGGAGTTACTAAAAGTGAAATAGGTGATTCTGGTATGAGGGAAGTTTTTAGTAAAATTGCAGAAAAACACCCTACCAGCCCACTTGCAGAAAGATATGGTAAAAAGTCAATTAGGAAAATAAAAGCAAAAAGAGCATATGATAAACATAAAAAGCGTAATCCTTAGTCTTATTATTTTTCTATTTCCAATATCTGTTTGTTCAGATAGTTGGAAAGAATGGTTGAAAGATGATTTATATGAAGAACAGTTTTTAGAACAAACTGATGACATAATTATTGAATCACCTTATCGTGCAATAGATGGTGGAAATGTTCCTATTGTTATCACAACAAAGTCAAAAGACTTAATTAAATTTACTTTAATTATAGATGAGAATCCAACACCTTGTTGTGCAACATTTGAGTTCGTAGGTTTATTACCATACATAGAAACCAATATAAGAGTAAATGCATACACTCATTTAACTGTTGTTGCAGAAGATATAGATGGTAATTTATATGTTAATAGAAAGTATATTAAGGCAGCTGGTGGTTGTTCTGCAACTCCAATAGTTGATAGTGATGTACCAAGAGATAAAATAGATATTATTGATGACAAACTACATTTTGATAAAAAGAAAATTCAATTCAATCACCCAAATTATTCTGGATTACAATTTAATCAATTAACTAGAACAGAAATACCAGCAGATTATATTGACTCTGTTGTTGTTAAAACAAGTAAAGGTATATTCTCATATGAGGGAACAATCGGTATATCACAAAATCATTACTTCACTTTGTTTAGTGGTAATATAGAAAAAATAATATATACTGATAATTTAGGAAACAATTACGAGGAAAGTTATGAGTAAGAAACAAGATATAAAATTAGATAACTTAGTTACTGTAAAACCAATTACAGATAATCAAAAGGTAGTATTTAATGCCTGGAGAAAAGAGAATAAGAATTTGTTTTTATTTGGTGCAGCTGGAACAGGCAAAACTTTTATATCACTTTACCTTGCATTAGAACAAGTATTAGACCCAAAGAGTAAGTATGAAAATGTAATCATTATTCGTTCAGTTGTTCCTACAAGAGATATGGGGTTTCTGCCTGGTGATGAAGAGGATAAGTCTGCATTGTACCAAGTACCCTATCATAATATGGTTCAGTTTATGTTTGAACAATCAAGTGATAATGCATTTAGTATGTTATACGACAGATTAAAGAATCAAGGTAGTGTTACCTTCTTGACAACTTCATATCTTCGTGGTATAACATTAGATAACGCTATTGTAATTGTTGACGAATCTCAGAACTGTAACTTTCACGAATTAGATACGATTGTTACAAGAGTTGGTCAAGACAGTAAAATTATATTTTGTGGTGATTTCTTTCAATCAGATTTGACCAAGATGAGTGAAAAGGAAGGACTACAAGATTTTATGAGAATATTAGAACAAATGAAAGAATTTGAAACAGTAGAATTTACAATAGGTGATATTGTTCGTTCTGGTTTTGTTCGCTCATATTTAATAGAAAAAACAAAACTTGGTCTAGGAGAGTAATATATTATGCAAAGTACAAAACAAAGATGGGATTGGAGAATACAAGAAACATTAGTGAAAGAAGTATTAAGACTTGACCCAGAAAATGAATACATTAAAAAATGGTGTAATATGGAAAATCATCACGGTGCGAATATTCGTAAAGCGAGAGATTACTATTTAAAACACGGAAAATCACCAGAAGAAAATGGTGAACACCCAGAAGGAAGTTGTATATAGTGAAAAAATATTTGATGATTGCAAGTGTTATTGCATTACCTTTTACTGCAAGTGCAGATGGTTATTATGCAAAACTTGGTTATGGTTTACAAGACGGATTAAATGGTGGTAATAATGCATCAGAATATGGACTTACTGTTGGTAAGAAACTAAATGATGTATTCTCTGCCGAAATAAAAACAAGATTAAAAGTAAAAGATGGTTCTACTGGTAATGACCAGAGAGCAGAATTTGCATTGATAGGTTCAAAGAAAATTTATGGTAGACTTAGTATGTACACACGAGGTGGTGCTGGTTTTAAATTGACCAGAAACAAAAGTCACGAATACTGGCACATAGAGCCTGGTCTAAAATATAAATTAAATGATGTATGGAGTATTAAAGGTGGTGTAAGATTCAGAGATAGTTTTGACCCTATATACGAACAATCAGACATTACATATAAGGCAGGGATATCTTATAAACTTGATAAGAATAGTAGTGTAGGTATCGGAAGTAAATTTAAAAGAGGTGATAGTCAATACAATTCAATAGGTATAAGTTATAAGGTAAATTTTTAAGGAGTAATTATGTCTGAAAAATTAAGTGAAAATTTTACAGTTGCAGAATACATAAAATCACAAACTGCAACACGACACGGAATAGATAATTCATTGAGTGAGGAACATTTAGAAAATGCAAAAAAATTATTTGCAAATGTTGTACAACCAATAAGAGAAAAGTTTGGTGTAACTATCATTACCTCTGGATATAGAAGTCCAGAGTTAAATGCAAAGATAGGTGGTTCGTCTAAATCACAACATTGTAAAGGTCAAGCAGTTGACCTTGAGTGTTTAAAAGAAAGTAATGCAGATGTGGCTATGTGGATAGAAAACAATTTAGATTTTGACCAGTTGATTTTAGAGTTCTATACACCAGGCGACCCTAGAAGTGGGTGGATTCATATATCTTATAATGAAGACGGAAAAAATAGAAAGTCGGTATTGACAGCATCAAGAATAAATGGTAAAACTGTATATACAAATGGTCTAAACATATGATAGACAAAGAAGGCTACACACAAAGAGAATGGGATAGAGTTGTAGGGTATGGTAAAGTGCCTAAAAAATACAAAAAGAAATAATGTTTACTCACAAAACTGATTTAAATATTCCAGATATAAAAGCAAAAACAACTGATGGTGTTAGATTATACGAAACACCAGAGGGTAACTTTTATCCATCTATCACAACTGTTCTCAAAGATAGAGATAAACAAGGTTTACACGAATGGAGAGAACGAGTTGGTGATGATGTTGCAAATTATGTATCAAGAAAATCTGCAACCAGAGGAACTCAAGTACATCATTTTTGTGAAAAGTATTTAGACAATGGTTATGAGAACGAAGATTGGAATGAATATAAAAAAGGTAGATTTTTATCTTATTGTTTGTTCTCACAACTAAAACCATATTTGGATAAAACTATCGGACTTATATATTGTCAAGAATCTGCACTATGGAGTGATAAGTATAAAATTGCTGGTAGAGTGGATTGTATTGCAGAATATAATGGTGAGGTTGCTGTTATTGATTTCAAAACAAGTACAAAAGAAAGAGAAGATAGTTGGAATGAGAATTACTACATACAGGCCTCTGCATACTCAGAGATGTTTTATGAAAGAACAAATATACAAATAAATAAGATAGTTATATTGGTTGTAACAGAAGATGGAACAGTACAAGAGTTTATAAAAGATAAAAAAGATTACTTACTACTACTTGACAAAGAGTTAGAAAAGTATTATAATACAAACAATCTGAAGGAAATATCACAAGGTTCTGACAATAATGTGGTCAGACTAAATATGCCCGATTGGGGATAATGAATATTTTGTTCATATAACTTACAGAAATGTAATTTATAGATATAGAGATACTTGATGAAGATAATTTGGAGATAGACTGGACGAGGGGGCAGTACCCTCCACCTCCACCAAAACCCCTAATGAGGGGGTGAAATAGGGTTGACAGATATTTAAGAGTTATTGGAGAGTATGGGTTGACTTCCTTATAGGTCAAACAAATAAACGCAAACGATAACTTTGCATCTCAAGATTTTGCTCTCGCAGCTTAATCGGATAGGGTTCGGTGAGTTCCTAGTAACAGAATACTCACCATAATAATAATGAGTGGTCTGCGGCCCAAGGCAACCAGCACTCCATACTAGTTAGGAGAATAACTATGGCTTGGTCAAAACCAACTATTACTGAAATTTCAGTAGGACTAGAGATTAATTCTTACGCTTGCGCTGAGAAGTAATTTCATTGAATAAGGGGTGGGGTATAATACCTTCAAGGTTTGAACCCACCCTTTTTTTTAATTAGATTGTGAATACATAATGACACCAAAAACATTTTCAATATACATAGAATCTCAAGTCAGAGAAAAAAATATTACACATATGGATGCGATATTAGAATATTGTATCAAAAACGAAGTAGAACCAGATTCAATCACTGGTCTAATCCAAAAACCACTTAAAGATAAAATAGAAGCAAACGCAAGAGATTTAAACTTTTTACCTAAAATGGGTAAACTACCAGTATGATTCATATTATGGACGCCTTTAATGCATTTAAAATTTATATGGGTTTGAAAGCACATTTCAACTCAGACTA